ACAAGTCTTTCCTATCATATCTGCAAAAGTAATAGTAGTCTCTCCACCAGCAGCCGTTGCAGATTTCATATACACTTGACTACTTGCCGTTATTATCACACCATTTTGATTTATTGAAACTCCTGAAGTTGTATAAGGACCAGAACCTTGTAAACCTACTGAATAAGTACCTATGTCCTTGTAAGGAGCATTGATTTGTAAACTCGTAAGATTACAATTTCCACCTATAATTACTAAGCCATCTACTCCATTGTCAATAGCAAATTTAATGGCTATTTGTGTTCTATTTTGTTGCGTTTGTAATAGGTATAAATATCCGTAATTCTCTAATGTTATTAATCCATCGCAATTCACACTCCAATTAGCTATGTCGTTCTTAAATTCTCTATACCAAGCACTCGTTTGAGATGTTACTTCTTTTTGGTCCACACTAACTGAAAAAGAACAATTCGTAGAACAAGCAAAAGGAATGTCAGTAGGTATTGTAGTTGTTACCTTAGACACATTAGTTCCTTGAGTGTAAAAGAAAATATCTTGTGCTCCTACATTTAAAGGATAGACAGTTACTACTATTCTATCTGTTGCATCAAGTGATGTAGCTGGGAAAGTTAAAGAGGTAGAATATAAAGTCTTGCTAAGTGAAGTTAATACAGTAGTAGAACTTGTTGCTATTGTTGTAAATGTAGTTCCGTTATATTTAGAAACCACAAAGTAAAAAGCTGGTGAATAAGTTAAACTAAAAGTAACTGAAACATAAGAACTAAAAGTCCAAGTTCCAGCAGGGATAGAAGTCATATTAGGTTTATTAACATCTGTAATAAATCTAGCTATAACATTGTCTCCTGTTGCAGTAAAGTTTACACTAGCACCTACATTTTCAGTAGAACTAAATTGATAGTAAGAATTACCACCTATTGTGCCTTTTGACACACCACCATTAAAATAGAATTGCCCATTGGGATTTTGCCAATAGAGAATCATATTATTACCTTGTACTTTATCTGCCATATTGCAAAGTTAAACTATATTAATATTAAATTGTGCTAACCAAAACGGACCTAGTTGACCTGTATCTGTAATGTAATTTGGAATAATAAATGCCGTTATTTCAGCAACGCTAACCTCAATTAATTGAACCGAATTTAATTCGTTTACATAAGCATTTTGGCTTACTCTATTCATTATGAATTTCTTTCCAGTATAAGACAAATTACCTGTAACTGTATCAGTTGTAGTAAAAACCTTATCTAAGTAAACAAATCCTACATCGCTAGTATGCTCTCCTAGATCACATTCAACAGTTGCCACGTTCTTATTTAAGTTTCTTATGTTTTGATAAGTCATAAATACAATTAAATCTATTGCTCCTAAAGGAGTGCCACTAGGACAAGATGAATACCAATCCTTTAAGAATGTACCATCTGAAGCACATAAAACACCTTTATTAGATGAATATGTATAAGTAGTAAGATAGTTATTGCCATAAGGTTGTTCAAATACTTGTAAAGTAGATTGAATTGTATTATCAGCAACATAGTTTGCTTCAATAAATTTTATTTCACTATCTCCTCTTTGTATAATGAAATTTCTTAATGCTGTTGATTCTCCAGATGCATTACATACTATTTTAAACTTTAAATATCCAAATATTGCAACACCTGTTACAAAATATGGTGGAATATCTCTAGTATATGTTGAAAATATAGCATCATTATCATCTATTGTTAAATTTTGTAATGTAGTTTGCCATTGTCCATTTGTATCTAAATATCTAAGCCCTCCTGATGTATTAAGTGTAATTTGCAATTTAGCACCTGTTGAAGTTGCGTGTTCAAAACTTAACTTAAAAGGTACTTCCCCAATATAAGGAAGGAAATAATTTGGAGCAGCTAAATTACCATTCTCAATACTTGCTAATCCACTTGTATTTCTTACTAAAGAAACAGAATCAAATTGACCTGTCGTATCTGGTACTATTGTTGCAGTTGAATCGCCAGTAGCACCTAAAATAAACCCAGTTGCAGTATTAGTTGGGAATGCATTTAGCTTCAAGTCTGCATTATCGCAATAGTTTAAAGCTGATTCATAAGCACCCCTTCCTTGTATATTATAAAATCCTTTCTTTAATAGCTTTACTTGACTATTATTGATAAAATGCACATTCCCATCTGCATAAGGAAGTATATTAACTGTATTACTTAAAACACCACTACTTGTTATTGTAGGAGTAGATAAAATATTATATTTAGTAAAATAATTTGTAGATGCAGCCATTTCATTCATTGAATATATACACCAGTCTCCATTAGCTTGGAACATTCTACAATTAAATGACTTCATTATATTTCCAATAATATCATAATAAGACTCGCCTATAAAATCCCTTCTATACTGATATATTTGGCTAAATGGCTCGTTACTTACTGCATCTTGTCTGTCATTCATCCCATCTGCAAAATATGAACAAGCTACAACTAAATTCAATACATCTGGATATTCTAATAATCTTAATCCAGCACTAATTACATTTAATTGAGTATCTAATTGATTAATACTATCATCTCTTATATATTGAATATTTTGTATAAATGATATTCCATCAATACAAGTAAAGTCTGCTTGTGTTATGCCTGTTGAAAACCCCATTTGAGTATAATCATTAAACATATAACCTCTCCACATTACGTTTGTACTTTCTTTTAGTATTACATAATACTTTCTATCATCTTGGCTAAGCACATCTGGGAATTGGTCGTAATCATCTTGCGTTTCTAATAATATAGAAAAGTTAACCTGAGTAGATATAATTGTAGGATATGGATACTCCTCATTTGAGTTAGGCTGAACTATTATTGATAATGGCTGATAAGTTTTAACTATTCCAGCAACATAATCTCTCTCATAAATCTCAAGTACTTGGTTATTACCATTCCTTAAAATTTGAGTTATTGTATATCTTAATCCGTAAGCCATTATCCTAAACTGATTGATTGTCCTTTAATTCTTGATGCCTTTTGACTTCTATTTACTGAAAGTAATAAGTCTTGCCCTCTTAATACAAATTGACCACCATTATTAGAATTACCACTATTTGCACCACTTGAAAAAGCATTACCTAATAAATTATCTAATTTTGATAATGGCATAACTGCTTCACTTTCTCCACCCTCACCAACCATTGCAAATGTAGGTTTGCTTACTATACCACCTTCAGCCATTGGAGTAAATCCTAATAACTTACCTAATCCTCCAAGCAATCCTCCTGTTAAACCATTAGTTGTTCCAGCTGCACCACCCATTCCTAAAGCAGTCATAATTGCTTTAAATATTAAAGCCTGTACCACCATTTGTGCAAGTTGAAAAACCATATCTTTAAATACATTTAAAATTGATTCCCCTATGTTATCACCACTTTGCAATGCTTGAAATACATTTCCAAGACCTTCTGCAAGAAATCTAGAAGTTACTTCAGCCTCATTTAATAAATAATTAAATTTAGCTTGTTCAGTAGCTGCTAGTCCTACAGCTTGTGCTTGTAAAATTGCTTGTGATGGTCCTTGAGTTATAGGTGTTTGTGGGGCTAATGGGGCTGCTGGTAAAGCATTTCTTTCTTGTGGAATAAATGTTCCAACTTGTTCAGGAGTTAATTTCTTAAACTCTTTATAGTTCTTAGTTACATTAAGAATAGTTTTGTCTAAATCTTTTGCTCCATTAGTAACTGTATTAAATGGATTTACTGCAGCACCTTTAATTGTTTCAATTAATGATGTGTTTAAATCTTGTATTGAATTATTAAGATTAACCGCTTCACTTGCAGCACCAATATATGCGTTTTTAGCTGAGTTTATTGTCGATGCTTGTGTTACTGAAGCATCAACATAACCATTAGTCATATTCTTAGACCTCTCAATAGTCTTGTTATACTCTTCTGCTGCTGCTATTGCTTTTTTATTAGCATCTGCTAATTTAATTGTTTTATCAGCAATCTCATCTACATATCTTGAAGTAATAGCTTGAGCAACTAAAGCCTGTGTATATAAAACTACTGCTGCTCTTGCTTGATCTGTTGTTGTAATTGTTGATGCATAGGCTTTATTTACTTTACCTAATTCATCAATAACAAACTTTAAAGCATTTGCTCTTTTATCATCTGCTATTGTAGCATCATCTGCTATACTTATGTATGCTTGTAATTTTATTCCACTTTCACTTGCACTTGCTCTTGCCTTATTTAAACTTTCTGCAAACTTATCTTGTGCTTCACTAGCTTCATCCGTACCATTAATAAACTTTGCTATTTTAGGACCAAATGCGACTATTAAAGATGAAACGACACCTAATGCAAGACCAATACCTGCTGGTCCCATTAAGCCCTTTGCCATCTCCTTTAAAGCACTACCTGCCGTTCCAGTTGTCTCTTTTAACCTTTGGAATGATTCTAATAAAGGGTTTAAGTTATTTGCAATACCAATAAAACCATAAGGAGCATCTTGAGCAACCCTAGAAACATTGACCAATGCTTGTGTAGCTTGATTACTTGCTGGTGTTACTTTCTTAAAAGCAGCACCTAGTTGAGTTGTGGCAGTAACAGTTTCCTGTATATTTTGAACGGCTTGTTTATTGTCAGCCGTTATCGTAATTTTTAATGTTTCTTGTGCCATTTTATTATTTTACTCCGTACAACTTTAATGTCCTTGCTAGTTGTTCTTGCGTTAGTTTTGGCTTTTCCTCTTCTACTTCATCACTAGGCAAAGGGAAAAAGGACTTTATACTTTTCGGATTTTTATCCGTTGAATTAGACCTATAAATCATATAAGCTAAAGTTCTTGTCCTTTCCCACTCCTTTATCTGCTGATTCTCATAAGCCTTTTTATATAATAAAAATTCCCGCCAAGTAAGTTGCCAAAACTCATTAATTGTCAAGCCAACTTCTATTGCGAGAATAATTATTGAATCCCAGCTATAAATTCCTATTTTTTTTTTCCTTTATCCTTTGTTACTTCGGCAGTTTCTTTTGTTTCAGGAACCATTGATGTTTGCATAAATTTTATAAAATCTATTAGCTGTCCATCTTTTGCAGATAATCCTCCCACTTCATCTATCCAGTCGCAAACGATTACATCGTTAAACTCAATTGGTTGATTTAGTGTTTTGCATCCACTTTCGGCAGATGCTTGGATTATATGCACTATCGTTCCTAATTCAAAAGCACCACTTGATAAAATATTGATTAAGTCTAAAAGAGATTTATTCTCTAATTCGCAAAATCTTTTCATCGCCCAAGTACCCCATTTTAAGGGGATTGTTTTGTTGTTGTCCAGTCTTAATTCAAACATAGGTTATTGTTTATGCGGTTTCAGTTTGTAAAATTGGTGGAACACTTACTACGAATGTTGCAGTAAATTTAACATCATCTGCATCATCTGCTTGTACTCCAAAATCGCTAATAAACACTAAAGAACCAGCACCACCATAAGTAATATCTCCAGAAGTTGGAGTTGCTTTACCCATTTTGATAGCAAATAAAGTCTTTGCAGCGTGAGCAGTGTACAATTGTTGGTAAGAATCCTTACTTGGAGTTCCTGTTTCATCAATTGCAAAACCTTCACAATCAAAAGATTGAGAAAATACTGGACTAGGTGTGTATTCATTACCACACTTAGAAGTTGCATCAATAGTGTCGTTAGTTGATGTCAATGAGTTTGTAGTTAGACAAGCAACTGGTTTAAAAGTACCATCGTTGTTTATGTCTGCAAGTAGGATATAATCTCTACCGCTTACTTTAGTTTCTGCCATTTTATTTTAATTTTGAGTTATTATTAAATTATAAGTTATTATTGTTCTAAATACGTTGTCCAAAGGGTTTAAACCATCTAAATTCCTAATTG